AGTAGAAGATTCTATTAGATCGGTAGTTCAAGCCAAGTTTAAACAACAGGCAACAACTAGAAGAATAAATCTTTAAAAAATTAAAATTTGCCAATTATAGTTCTGCGTGCTATACTTAAGAAAGAATAGAGAGATGTCCAATCGTTCCGATATAAATGACTTTATCGTAAGCCAATTACGAAATATAAACGGTAGAACGTCTCCGTACGATTCTACATACAATTTTAAGACGTCTTTACATGAAAATGTATACAGAGGAATTCGATTCTTAGATGAGATAAACGATTTCCCTTCTATATATGTATCTACAGGACGAGAAGTAAGAAAGTTTAATACTCAAGGAAATATAGAGGCTAGGGTAGAAACAACATTACGCTGTTACTTGTATGGAGATGATACAGTTAATCAAATTAACGATCTGATCCAAGACATAGAACACGTTATTTATAATTTAAAGTTTCAACCATCTCTACAAGTATTTGATGTTAGCATTACTACAGCTTTAACAGACTCTGGGTTGCTAATACCATATGGAATGGCCGAGATATTTCTTAGTACTCGTTTTGAAATTTTTAAAATCTAAAGGAGAAAGCTAAAATGGCTTCATCACTAAACCTTCAAAGAAACTCTGAAGTTTACATGTCTACCGTCGACCTAGCCGGTGGAGATACAGGCTCAGATATGACACCTACAAATACCTGGAGAATAGAAGTACTCGCCGGTTATGCAGCAAGTCAATCAGCGGCTACACAAGATATTACATCACTGGAAAGTGGTCTAACTCCTGACCGCGGTACCCAGCGCTTTAACACTGCAATCAATCCAACTGAGTGGAGTTTCCAGACCTACTTACGCCCAACTGGAGTTACAAATACTAGCGGAGGCACAAACGTAGACCCTACAGGTAACTCACAGCCACTAGCAGACTGGTTCTTATGGCAGGCACTTCTATCTAATACTGCATACTCAGCAGGAACAGGAGCTTCTTCAGTTCTGCAGTCTGTATGGCAGACTAATGGGAAGTTTGCTCTAGCAGCTCGTGCAGCATCAGGTAACACTCGTGCCCACACTTCTAACATGGCTCGCGCAACAGAATATAATATGTACCTAAAAATGGATAACGTAGTATATCAAGTTCAAAACGCTACTGTTAATGAAGCTTCTATTGATGCCGCCATTGACTCTATCGCTATGACCAGCTGGAGCGGTTTTGGTACTGATTTTATCGAACTAACAAGTACCGCACGTAACGACTTTATTGACGTTGTTGGTGGAGTTAAGAATGATGGAAGTTCTGTAACAGCAACTCCATCAGTTGACTCTAATACACAAGCTTCTGCATATCACAGTTATGCAAGATATAACGTTGCTGGAACTACAACTACAAGCGCATTCATTCAGAACCGTTTAAGTGCTATTGAAGTAACCCACACACCAGCAGGTCAAGCTTCAGATACTTACACATTCCCAGTAACTGGACTAGGATTTACATATTCTAACGCACTAACTTATCTAACTCCAGAAGAACTAGCTGCTCTAAATACTCCAATCAGTCAGTTTACTGGATCTAGAACTATCACAGGTAACTTTACTGCTTACCTACGTTCTGGAGATGATGAAAGTGCTCAGTTCCTACGTAATATCTCTAACGATTCTAGAACAAGTATCGCACAAGCAAGTACTGCTAACCTAAAGATTGGTGGTTCTACAGCTCCGTTCGTTGCGGCTTACATGCCTGCTACTCAGTTCAACTTCCCAACTCACACTGTGGAAGATATCATTGGTATCTCTGTAGAATTCTTAGCTCAAGAACCTACAGCTAGTCGTGGTACTGGTAGCGAATTAACACTAGTTGTTTCTGCCGCATCTTAATAATTGAATAAACTACGCTTGAGGGGGCGTAGTTTATAAAAATGCAGTTGGGTAGCTACCTCAGCAAGCTATTAGATCTCCCCTCACTAATAGTAAGTTGGATATGGTAGCTACCCTTTTTTATAATAGAAATGAGAGGAAAATATGAGTTTAATTAAAAATTTAATGGTAACAGAAAAGGTTACCGAAGTAGAGTTTCCAGATATTGACGGATTTGTAGTTCATGTTAACTATGTTGGCCGTGACAAAATGATGAAAATTCGTAATAGCGCACTAGTATATAAGTTTAATAAGCGTACTCGCCAGCGTGAAGAAGAAGTAGATAATGATAAGTTCCTAGAAGCTTATACTGAAGCTACTATTAAAGGTTGGAAAGGTCTAACTGTAAAAGGACTAAGCCAGCTTATTCCAGTAGACACTTCTAAAATGGATGCTAGTAAAGAAATTCCTTACACTCCAGAAGACGCTCTTGACCTAGTTAAAAACTCTACTATTTTTGATCAATTTATCACTGACACGCTAAATGATTTTGATAACTTTGAACAAACTAGAAAAGAAACTCAAGAAAAAAACTAAAAGACTTCCTCCGCAATCAACTTCATGGCGGAGGGATGTCAGCTGACCAATACTACGCTATGTGTGAACAAATGGGGTGGGAGCCAAGAGAAGATGAAATACCAAAAGATATTGGCTCTCTCCCATTTAATAGTCAACTAGCTGTTTTATTTTTAAACCTACTTCCAGATCGTTGGGATACTACTGGTGGTGGATGGTTAGGAAAAGATTTTGCACCCTTAGAAGCTTTTATGAACATACATGAGGCGCAAGATAGAAAAGAAATCCTTGATTTAATACTAATAGCTCATAGCGTACTAGCTGAACACTATAATCAGCAAAAGAAAGCTAGAGATTCTGCAGGTAAGAACAAGGCAAGAGTGAGATAAGGTTTGGCTTTAATTAAGAATATAATTCAGACCCAGTTTACTAGTACTGGATCTGGCGCAGTAAATAAACAAGTAGAAACTTTAAATAAAAATCAAACCCGCCTAGCACAGAGTAGTGCTAGCGCGGGTCGCTCTTTTGCTGCGCAATCACAAGGTTTAGGTGGTTTAGTTGGTGCCTATGCTGGTGCTGCTGCAACTACATTTGCCCTACAACAAGCCTTCTCAAAATTAGCTGCTGCTGCTCGTGCTGAACAAACTCTAGAAGGTCTTAAAAGCTTAGCCACTGCTAGCGGTGAGTCTAGTTCTATCTTGCTTAAAAATGTTCGTGAAATAACTAAAAACCAATTAACACTTGCAGAAGCCGCACAACAAATTAACCTTAGCTTAAGTGCTGGTTTTGACCAAAGACAAATTGAAGGACTAGCTACTGTAGCTATAAAAGCGTCACGCGCGTTAGGACGTGATTTAACTGACGCTTATACTCGTGTTATTCGCGGTTCAGCTAAGTTGGAAACAGAACTCTTAGACGAACTTGGTATTTATACTAAAATTGGACCATCTACTCGTGCTTATGCTGCTGCCTTAAATAGATCAGCAGAATCATTAACAGAATTTGAACGTCGTCAAGCATTTGTTAATAGCGTTATTGCAGAAGGAAATAGAAAATTCTCTTCTATAAATACTACTATACCAACTTCCGCAGAAAGGCTAGAAGCTTTTGGCGTTAAGATTGTTGATGTAGCTACGCAAATGGGTATTCTCTTAGCTAACTATCTAGCTCCATTGGCTGACTTCTTAACAAATAATTTTGCGGGTAGCTTAGCTGCAGTAGGTACACTGCTTGCTTTAATTTCTAAGACAGCCGTAGGCGCTTTAGGTTCGGCTATAGGTAAATTAGAAACTAAAATTGAATCTTTTACTAGTAAAACTAGTGGTTGGCTAGCTAAAAATGGTGGGGACTGGCAAGGGTATTCAAAAAAAGCTCAGGAAGCTATGCAAAGCGTAAATACTCAAATGCGTGGATTAAACAAAGCAGAGCAAAGCCAACTTTCTGCCTTACGTGAAACTTCTAAACAACGCGCACTAACAAGTTCCGAGCTAAAATCTGCCAATGACATTTTGAAAAAAAGAGAAGATAGTTTAACTACCCTGACAGCTACTCAGACAAAAGAATTAGCGGTTCTTACGGCTTCACGAGCGGCAGGCAAGCTATCACAAGACCAAACTAAAGCTCTAGATACTACTATAAATAATTTAACTAAAAGACTCGAAATAAACCAGGCTATACTTGCTAGTACAACTGCTCAAACTAAACTTTTTGGAGCTGCCCAAGCTGCTACCGGGGCTAGAATAGCAGCAGTTACTGCTACAGTTGCTTCAGGATTTAGTACTTTAGTAGTAGGAACAGTAAGTGCTGGTAGAGCTTTACTTGGTCTAACATCAGGTTTTCTTGGGGTTGTGTCAATTGCATCTTTAGTTGGTAGTTCTATTGCCGGATTAATGGGTAAACAAGAAGCTTATAACGCCTTACTAAAAGAAGGGGCACTAGCTTTAGGAGCATTCTTTAATCCTGGGGCTGGAAATAGTACTCAGGAATCTTTTAATGCATTAGCTGCTGCTGCCCTAGAAGATATGTCTAAAGTAGACGCTACACTAAGAGACATAGATACTTTTAAGATTAAAGATAAAGTTTTTGGTATAAGCGTTGATGTAGAAAAAACAAAAGAAGACTTAGTACGCGAAGTTGGAGCTATTTTTGAAGAAGTAGCAAAAGACGGACAAAAGACTTTTACAGAGAGTTTTGCTTCTGGTAGTGCTGCTACAGGCGGATTATTAGGTTATATTTTTGGAGGTTCTATTATTAGAGGGATTGCCTCTTTTGTAACAGCTAGAGGATTAACAATGCTTGGCGGAGCGCTTGGTACTGCTTTTGGGGGTCCTATTGGTACTGCTGTTGGTGCGGCTATAGGTGCAGCAGCAGGTGCTGCTTTTGAGTACTATTTCTCAAAAAGCTTAGACGATTTAGATCCTCAGGCTTTAGAAGATGCACTAATTACTGTTGGTAGAAGGGTTTATAATGACCCTGAAGCATTTGCAGGTATAAATGAGACACTAGCACAAGCTCTATATAAAATAGAAGAACAATACGGAGCATTAGCAGAAGCTTCTTTTGCAGGTAGAGAATATTATAGAATTATGGTACAAGTGGCGGAAGCCATTGGAGACTCTTCTAACAACCTAGAAATATTAACTGATCTATCAAAAGCTTTAGGAATTTCTATTGTAGATTTAAAAAAGAATTTTACCGATCTAACAAGCGGCAATGGCAACATTCAACTTATACCTAAATTAGATATACCAGATATTAGCCTACCTGCGTTAACTATTACTATACAAGATGAAAAAGCTGTATTAAGTAGACTAGCTACAATTAGTGATATTGCAAATGAGTTAGCGTCAAGCTATTTTATAACTCCTGAACAAACTAACTCAGTTTTAACGTTATCAAATGCTATTGGTGATTTGGCTGCTATAACTCAAACAGCTAGTACAGACATATTACTAGCTAATAATAATTTACAATCTTTTCGTAACGCTGTTGATGATGGGTCTATAACCTTAGAGAAATTTGCGGAAAATGAAGCAGCTGTATCTAAGAGTTTAATTAGAGCCGGTGCCGCATTAGATGTTGCTAAAGATAAATTAGCCGAATTAAAAGATCAAAGAGCTGCCGCTGAAGAACTTGGTATACCAACACAATTATTAGAAATACTTAATGAGGAAATTAGGTTACAGTCAAGTATAGTAGCAGAAATATCTAAAGGTATTGGTGCTACTCAAGAAAGACTTGGAATACTACTAACAGAGTCCCAGGCTCTTAGAGATCAGTTAAAGATTAAAGAGAACATAACAACACTATTTGATGCAGAATTAAAAACTAAATTAGATCTTCTTGCTGTAGATCAGGCTAGTGGAGCTTTAGCTGCTACTTCTTTTGAAAAAGATTTGGCAAGAGCTGCTTTTTTACAAGATATATTAGAAAAAAATAAGGAGTCATATGACGCTAGACTTAAGTTCGAAACTGATGTAAACGAAGTACTAAAGGCCGCCGGTAAGGATCAAATAGGATTACAATCTGAAATATTCTCACTAGTTGGTAATACTGGACAAGCTCGTTTAGCTGAGATAGACGCAGCCTACGGGTTAAATGGTGCATTATCTAGCCTTAATACCCTTTCTTCAGATGCATCTGAAGAAGCTAATAACTACAATGACGCATTGAAAGTTGTTAAGGTAACTGCTCTAGAAATATATGAGGCACTACGTAAAGGCACTGAAGAATTTGATAAACAACTTAAGCAAGTAGAAAGAGATATTTCTGAATTTGTAGCTGAAGATAGAATAGTAAAACTAAGATTAGAAGCTGAAACCCTAAACTTAAATTATGAAGCTGTACAAGCGCAATTAGATGCACAGATAGCTTCTCTACAGTCTCAAATAGATATAGTTGAGGCATTAGCAGATTTAGATAATTTTGCTACTGTAGACTCTATTGTGGCCGAGGTTAACGCTGCTTTAGCGAATACTAAAGTTCAAGTTGAGGTACCGAAAGAACTTCAAAATTTAAGCGCAGTAGAAGCAGCTAAAACTGTAACACAAAAGCAATATGAAATATTAGCTTTACAAATTGATGCAGAAAACAAGCGCTACTTAAATGAACTTCAAAATATAGCTATTGAAAAAGATATATTAAAACAAGAATACGCTCTAGAAGTGTCTAGAAGAGAAGCCGAGAAACAATCTAGATTAGCAGAGATAGAAGTTCAAAGAAATAATTTAACAGCCTTAGCTAGTACCTATGTTAAAAGTCTAACACAGCAAGAAGGCATAAATCAAATTTTAGTAGAAGGCTTAGCTAGAGTATTTTCTGAAGGAGCTTCTAGAATAGCTCTTGCAGTGGGCGCTGCGGCTCCTCCTGGTATAGCTGTTCCTAAAATGGGGCTGGGTGAGGCCGCAATAGCAGAAAATATTACAGCAGCTGCAAAGGCTTATGCTCCAGCATTTGATAAATTAACATCATCTATTGAAGATTTTTATTCTAAAACTGCCTATGCAGCTGCAGAGAATCATGCGACAGCATTAGATAATTTTGACGAGCAAGCAGATGCTGCTGCAGCTGCTCATGCAGCTAACCTAGAAGGTTTTAGAAACGATGGTATAGCAATTGGTATTGCTGGTCGTCAAGCATTAAAAACTATTGCAGATGAAAATGCTAAACAAGCCGAAGACGATGCAAAAAAGCGTGCCGAAGCTTTAGAAGAAATGCAAAAGATTATAAATGAAACCGGAGAAAAGATAAAAGAACTCACTAAGCAATTAGCTCAGCAAATTTTAGATACTCTTGGAGGAGTTGTTACTTCTGTTATGCAGAAAAAAGTTGATCTTTTAGCTGCTCAAGAAACTATGATTTCAGATACATTAAGTCTTATATCTGCTAAAACAGAAGAGGCAAGTAATAAGTTACAACAAACTTTAGAAAAAGAAAACTCACTAAGAGAAGAGGTCGCCTCTAAGACTGAGGCTGTAAATAAATCTTATACTGATTTTATTGACGCTTTAGTAAGCAGTGACGGTAAAATACAAGAATCAGGTAAGGAATATGTTTCAAGACTATTAGAACAAAAAAATTCTATAATGGAATTGAATAAAGCAGGATCTGCTAGAATAGCTCAAGAAGGAGCTGCCAAAACTCTAGAAGAAATGAAAATAGATTTAGAGAAGCGTTTAGAAGAAGTAACTGCTAATCGCATTAAAGCAGACGAAAAACTACAAAAGACACAAGAAACTTTATCAGTTTTGAGTGATCTACTTAATAGTAAATTTACTCAAATGACATCTACCATAACTCAACTTTCTCAAGCTATAGGAGCTTTTAATTCTATGGGTGGAGTAGGTGGTGCTGCTGGGATCGGTTTTCAACCGATTGTAAATAAATTTGCTGACGCAGTTAAGCAGTTTAATAAAGCTGCCGAAACAGCGGGTACAGCCTCTAAACAAAGTACTGAAGCAAGTACCAATATTGCAGGCGCAGGTAAGAACATAGCAACAGCGTTTAATCAAAATGTTGTTAAAGCTATGGACCTATTTGGTGCGGCTTTAGATGGTTTTAATCTTGGATCAATGATAGGGCAGCTAACTGGTGATATGGGTATGGGAAGTTCTATAGGCGGCGCTATTGGCGGCATAGTATCTGCTATACCAGCCTTTAGTAATGCAATAGCTGGAGCAATAACTGGTGCTCTTGGAAAAGGATTTTTTGCCACAGCATTAGGTGCGGCAATCCCAGTATTAGGTCCTATCATAGGCGCTTTACTAGGTGGGTTATTTAGTAAAAAACCTAGAGGACAAGCTCAGGGCACATTAACTTCTGAAGGCTTTGAAACTACTAGTATGTCAGGTAGAAAAATAGATGTTAAAGCTTTAGCTAGTATAGCTGAAGCGTCTCTTACTGGGGTAATATCTTCTTTAGCAGCTGCAGGCATATCGTTTTCTGACACTGTTAATACAAGCATTAGCTATTATAAAAAAGGAATTAACGGTGCAACCTTAGAATTTGCTAACGGTTTTAAAGCATCGTTTGAGGGTGGTACTGCCGAACAGGCTGGAAAATTCTTTGTAGATTCTTTCTTTCAGGGATTAAGGATTGGCAGCTTAACTATTGACGAATCTATGCCGGCAGCCGATAGAATCCAAGCTGCTATAGATAGATTTGCAACTCTAGCAGACGTAGCTGAAAAAACAGCTGAAAGACTTGATAAAGCTATTCAATTTGCTTCTGAATTTGATACTTCATTAGCAGAACTAAGCGGTACTGGTTCTTCAGTTGCACAAATATTTAAAGCTATAAATAATGCTGCATTAGCTAATGCAAATAATGTAGGTAGATACTATTCTGATTTCTTAGCAGACACTAAAGAAGTATTTGGTGAAGCTAGTTCTGAGTACGAAGAAGCATATAATTCTGTAGTAGATAATGCTTTAGCTCAAATAGGTTTGGCTAAGGACTTAGAAGGTAATATTATTTCTGTTGCAGAAGCAATGAAAGGTTTAAATGTTGGATCTATCATAGTTAGAGAAGCTATTGCTAACATACAAGCTTTTAGCACTGTACTTGAAGAATTAGAAATACCTGATGTAGATACTATTATTACTCAAGCTATAAATGCTAAATTAACTACTTTAGTAACTGACGTTGGGGATGCTTTATCTAGCAGTATAGAGAAATTAAAAGAACCAACATATGCTGCTGCATTTGAGCTTAGAGATATGCTGGAAGAAAGTGCTGCTAGAATATCCGACTTACAAGGTATCTATGACCAACTTAATAAGGAAATTGGAGAAGGCACAAATGTAAATGCTGATATAGTTACAGGCGCCGCAGATAATATTGCTAAAGCTACAGAATTAGCTGCCTTGCAAGTTGACGCCTACATAAATACTCTTGATAAATCTGGCCTAAAAGCTATCATTACTAATGAAGCATGGGGTAACGCGGCGGCACTAGCTGCCGCGGAAACTCGTTTAGCTACTATACTAGAGTATGAGCGTATCCAAGCTATAGTAAAATTTGTAGAGGTTAGCAGAAATTTTAGAAAGAAATTAGCTGAAATATCAGGCCAAATGGTAGACATTTCAAAGATACCTATTTCATTTACTGCCATAACTGATGTTATGAAAGCATTTGACCAACAAGTAAGTACTAGCTTAACTAATAGTTTTACAGGTTTTCTTAATAGTATAGGTAAGGGAGAAGACATTACAACTAACTTTGAAGATGCTATAACTCTACTAAATGATAATTTTATTAGTGGTGAATTAGATAGTATTGCGTATGCAAATGGTCTTGAAATGCTACAAGAAGTATCGGTTTCTGTGTTAGAAGAAATTAAATCTATGGTAGACGAATATGAGTCTCTATTAAATCAAATTGCAAACTCCTATACTGACTCAAAAAATACTGTTATATCAGCCATTCAACAATTAGGTGAAGATCTTATATCTTTAACTCAAAACATAACAGACCAAACTTCAGAGATTTTAGGTATTTATGACGATACTCTAGCTAGCGTAGCGGAATCAGGAAATGAATTATTTGATTTACGTGACACAGCTAAAGAAGCATTTTCTACTGCAGCTAAAGCTGTTGCAGAATTTGAAAAGAGTAATAAACTTAGTGGAAAATCTTCTGCAGCACTACGTGGAGAAATTGTAAGTGTACAGTCACAATTAGATCAGTTATTAGCTGGAGGATCTTTAGATTTTGCTGGATTTGCACAGTTTACAGAATTAAGCGCTAAGCAAAATGCCTTAAAGAAAGAACTTAAATCACTTGTCACTGTTGAAGCTGAATATGAAGCTTTACTAGCTACTAGAAGTAGTAGTCAAGAAGATTTAGCATTCGTAGAAGCTACTCTAGCTACGTTAAATGATGAACTAATAGATACTCGTGTAAAAGAATCAGATATAATTAAAAAAACTAAAGATTCAACACAAACTTTTCTAGAATCACAACAGGATCTAAGAACAATAACAGAACTTCTTTCAGAGTCTAATTTTAATTTAAATCAGGTTAGAATTGATGAAGAGTCTGTGATAAATAGAATGAGAGCTGCGTTAAACGAGTTTAATAGAGATACTACATCTTTAACAGAAATACTAACTGTTGTAGGAGGCGTAGCTGGTGCTGCACTAAGAGATTCATTTATTGAGGCAGCTAGACAAAATGCTGAAATTATGTTTGCAAGTTTAGCTGATCCAATAAGAAATCAAGAAGTAGCCACAGCTGTACAAGGAGCTTCTGATGCTTTTACACAACTTGAAAATTTAATAGGTAATATAGCTTCTTATTTCCAACCAGCAAATGCTATATCTCAAAGTTTAATAACTGTTAGTAATGCTAGCATAGCGCTAACTGATAGATTTGAAGAATTTAGTGATGACTTAGTAAGATATTTAGATCAAGAAGGACTTTCTCAATTTTATGGTCAAGGTGGAATATTCTCACAATTTAGGGATTCCCTACTTACTACTCTACAAACAGATGGATTTGACGTTCTAACTGCTTCTGGCGGGCCTATGGAATCATTTAACCTAAACTTAATGACCATAGGTACTGCTATAAATACTCTAACACAATCTGGAAATTTCTTAAATGTAAGTATACAAGCGGTTGAAACTTCTTTTGGTAATTTAATTTCTGCTGTAGGTACAGACCTAGAAGGATTAACTAGTGCTTTTGTAGGCCTTTCAGTAGTTAATCAAACAATTGGAGATATAGAAACTGCTGCACTACAACTTATATTAGAAGATGTTGGACAAATTGGAATAGCTATGGATAGTCTCGGCAATTTAGATGTAAATTTAGATGCATTTACATCTTTAGACGAGCTGTACGGATCTATACTAGTAGTAGAATCAACATTAAATAATATAAATTTTGAAGTAGCTGCAACAAGTGCTGTTAATTCTATAACTAGTGCTATAGAAGTAGTTAATAGCAGTATACAGGAAATAAATATTGACCCTGCAACACAGAATATAATAGGACAAGTAAATTCTTTTGTTACTGCTATTAATAGTACTTTACAAGCAGTTAATATAAATGTAGATACTACAGGAATTGTTAATTCTGTAACTACTGCTCTAAGCACTCTTAATAGCACGTTACAAGCAGTTAATATAAACGTGTCTGCTACCAGTGCTGTTAATTCTATAACTACTGCCATAAGTACTATTGATAGCACTTTACAAGCAGTTAACGTTCAAGTAGGCACTACAGGGTTTGTTAACTCTATAAACACTGCCATAAGTACTATTAATAGCACTTTACAAGCAGTTAATATTAGCACGGCTGCAACAAGTGCTGTTAATTCTGTAACTACTGCCATAAGTACTATTGGTAGCACTTTACAAGCAGTTAATATAAACGTGGCTGCTGCCAGTGCTGTTAATTCTATAACTACTGCCATAAGTACTATTGATAGCACTTTACAAGCAGTTAATATAAACGTGGCTGCTGCCAGTGCTGTTAATTCTATAACTACAGCTATAGGGGTGGTCAATAGTGCCATAGAAGAGTTAAATATTGATGCAGTATCAAGTTGGGTGTTAGGCCAGATAAGTACTTTTATTAGCGCTATCAACAGTGATCTACCTGATACTAATATTAGTGTTAGGGCTAATCAAATTATAGGGCAAATTGTTACTGTTATTAGTGCTTTAGACTCTGGCATATCTAATATAAATTTTGATGTAACACTCGGATCAGCTGTTCAAGAGATTATAAATATACAAACTACTATTAATAGCGCATTAAATGGTATAACTTTTGGTGTTAGTATAGCTAATATTAATTCTACAATAGCAAGTATACCAACATCTATTAACACTCAATTAAATGGCGTAAATTTTACTGCTAGTGTAACTAGTCTTAATGCTAGAATAAGTAGTATGCAGACATCTATCAATACTCAATTAGATGCAGCAACTTTTGCTACTAATATAGATAACTTAATATCTAGAATAACGGGTATAAGAACAGCTATTACTACTCAATTAGACGCTACAACTTTTTCTCCTAACGTACCTAACTTAGTATCTAGAATAAATCAGATTGGAGTTCTTACAAATACTGGACTAGACGCTGTCAACTTTACAACTAGTACAACTAACTTTGTTAACAGAATAAATGGAGTAGGGTCTGCCATAAATACCTCGTTAAACGCTTCAACTTTAACAAATATAAAAGAAACTTTTGATGCGCTATTAGCTGTATTCGACACAGGAGCAAATACTTCTATATCAAACTTTAAGACATCTATTGATGCTTTTAAAGACTTAACCCTTCAAATAAATAGCGTGACTGGTTTAGCCGCTCAAATTAATGCTTTATCTAATCCTACTACAGGAGCTACTGCGACTCTTATTACTAGATTTAAAGATTTACAAACACAAATTCAAACGTTAACAGGTACTACTGGAGTAGAGGCTCTAAGAACTCAAATAACCAAGATAGCAACAGATTTAGCTACTGCATGGGGTAAGGTAAAATTAGAAGTTGATAAGTTAGATACTGATATTAGTGTTACTGTGGCTAGTACTCTTTCTAGTACTGATTCAGCTACTCTAAAGAGAATTGCTGATAATTCTGGTAAGGCTAAAGTTCTAGATAAGTCAGGTTTAAAATATACAACAGTTGCGTTAGCTGAAGGGGGTCCAGTATCTGGCCCAGGTACTAGTACTAGTGATTCTATCCCTGCAAGACTATCTGACGGAGAATATGTTATCAAGGCTTCTTCAGCTAAAATTATAGGTAAAGATATTCTATCTATGATAAACTCTGGAGCTAGTATGGAAGAAATTTTTTCTAAATTAGGTAGATACAACGATACAATGGTGGCACATATAACACCAGAAGAAGCTGAGATGCTAAAACGTGCTGGTGGTAGCGGTACTAGAAACCCTCGTACTGGTCTATATGAATTTTTCAATCCTGAAGCAGGTGCTTTAGTATATGGTGGACTATTTGATGCAGAAGAAAAAGCTTACCTAAATACTGCATATGGCACAGATGCAAATGCGGCTAATACTATGTATAAAGATGGTGCGCATTTCGGAGCTGTAGCTTCACTTGCTAACAGTAAGAACAGTTATCAACGTGGATTCTTCACAGTAAACCCTCTTGCAAAAGATTACGGTCTTAAGACTGAAGATCTGTTTGATAGTACTGGGTGGGCTACCGAAAGAAAAAGAATAAACGCAGTACATATGGGTTTAAATGATATGAGAAATGCTAGAGAAAAGAATTTAATTGGTGAGTTAACTTCTGGATATGGTGGTAAAATTGAAAAGAAGAAGAAAAACTGGCTTAATGCAATATTGGGAGCAATTGTCGGAGCTATTTTAGCAGTTGTTACCGGTGGTCTTAGTCTAGTTGCTGGAGCTGCTTTAGGCGGAGCCGCCGGCCTTGCACTAACTAATAACAAGCTATCTGTAGGCGCTGTGGCGGACGGCGTAACTGCTGGATATAAGGATAGCAATAACTACAGTGTTGACGCAGACAGAGCTAATAAAGTACTTGCAGAAGGTAAGCTACTTAAACAATTTGATAGATCCAGTAATTTAAATCTTAGATCTCCTGCAGTGGGCAATAGTGCTCTAGGTTCTGGAGACGATAGTACTAGCCAAGATTATTTTGCAAAGACAGTAGATAAACTGAATAGCATAGATCCTCTTTTCTTTGATTTTTATATGTTAGGGGATGCTAAACGTGCTCAAGCTGCTAAAACAATATATGGTAATATAAGTGCCTACGATAAAATAACTAGTGATAATCGCGCTTATGGTGGTCTAGTAACAAAATCTGCACAAAAAGGTATGCTAGGTAAGAGAGACTCCGTCTCTGCAATGTTAGAGCCTGGAGAGTTTATACTTCGTAAACCTATAGTAGAAAAACTTGGTATAGATACCCTAAACAAAATAAATGCTGGAAGCGGGGATTTTGGTGGGGATGTAAATGTAGAAGTTAATATTACTAATAATGGAACTCCTGTTAACGCTATTGCAACACCTGTAGTAAGACGTGAAAACGAAAAGATTATTGTTGATGTTATACTTGAAGATATTAGAACTAACGGACCTATTCGTCAACAAATTAGGAGTATAAGATAATGACCGCCTTTCCTACGAATGCTACATATACCTATAATGCTATAGTTTATTCTATGGTTAACAGACGACCTGATAGAAACTATGTGTATGTTCAGTCATTTGATAATGCCATTTTTACATCTCAGGGCGGGTATGAACGTAGAAGACAAATATCTCGTAGACGCAAACGTACTTTTAACTTTGTATTCAACAATATTAGAGGAGTTTATAAAGAGGCAATAGAAAATTTTTATAATTCTAGGGGAGGAACCTACGAATCTTTTGAATTTGATTTGTCATATGCAGGGCAATCTGGTACAATGATATCAAGATTTAGTGGGGACTTAAATATTACTCAAGTAATTGCAACAGATAACCCACTTACTGATATTTACAACGTAACTTTTACAATACAGGAAGTATTTTCATAATGTCTACAAGAGCGTATGACTATATAGTACAACTATCAGATACTGCCAACTTTTCAGTTGGAAATATTGTTATAGGTCAGTCCAGCAATACTGTAGGCGAAATTATAGCTATAGAGTCTGCTAATCTTAAGATTAGACTTAGCAACGTATACTTAGAGTTTATTAACGGTGAAAGGTTAATTAGCAATTCTGCTATATTATACTCTCAGAACACTTTTATAGATCATTCTGCTAGCATTAATGGAAGTATAAATGTATTTGCTACTCCTACTTCAGTAGATTTAAGCGATACTATAACTGTGTATGTAGACGGTTTAGTAGCTCCTAGAGATAGTTATAGCAGTAATTCATCAGCAATACAGTTTCTACCGTTAGAAGTTATAGCTAATACTCAAAGTGGATTTACTGATTTTGTTGTATATCCAACAACCGCAGTAACATCGCTATTTGTACAGGTAGTACGCGGCAACATTGAATCTGCACATTTTGTAGCTTCTAATATAGTATCTTATGTAGAAACAGCTAACTCAGTTATAACTGGTATATTTAATACACCGTATATTGCAGAAAAGAATTCTTTTGAACAAACCCCCCTAGTAAAACTATACTCTATATATTATCCTGGAGAGTGGTATCCTAAAAATGCTAATGGTAATCCATCTAATTCAGGAGATACCTTTCCTTGGCCTCACGGCTTTCCGTTGCGATATGCAGAAGTAGTGGGCGAGACTTATAGTGATTTTAACTATTCAGTTATTTTTGGTGGCAATAGTTATAAAGTTACTGCACTAGAGAGTGGAGACATTAGTACAGACAGTTCTGGTCAAATTAGTGAAATATCTTTATCTATTTCTAACTTTGATGGGTACATGGCTAGTTTAGTTGATAATGCTAATGTAGCTGGATTTAATTCTACAAATGCTACAATTGCATATATTAACGGTGAAGTAGTACAGAATATAGACCCTAGAACAGTACCGTCTAATGTGCATTATAATTCTTCAGTAGCTGCTTCTAGAGGGGTTAACGCTGCTCACACATATGAAACAACTGCAGCTACAGGTGCTACTTGGATACCGTTTAAAAGTGACTCTAGAGATCTGCTAGGAGCTATAGTAGAAATCAAACTTACTTATGCTAAGTTTCTAGACTATTGGCCTGAGTATTCTGTAGTAAAATCTGCTAACGTATCAGAAAATAGTATAACAGTATATTCTACGGGGCCCTATAGAGTTGGTGATATCATAACTTCTAATGCAAAGATTGGTTTTTCTACAGTTATATCGTCTATTGACGGTAATAAACTATTTTGCACCACAGATGATTTAGTAGACTCTGTGTCAGGTCATAAGATTTATATAATTAACCATGAAGCAGATAAAAATGCTTATGTAGAACATGCTTTTATTATTAATAGATTAGATGAGTTAGATGAACTAAAAGCTAATTTTAATATTAGCAATTGGTTACAGTATTTTAAAAACTCAGCTCCTAGAAAAAAGTTTTTTATTACTACATGCCCCTTTAGATATAAAGGAGAAGACTGTAAGTATCCAGCTAATGGAAGCGGTACTATAGTTGGATCAAATCCGCCATTAACTGCTAACGGATATTTTACTATTAATAATGTGTCTACTGGTAATTTATCAGAAGATATTTGTGCAAAGACTTTAACAGCTTGTTCACTACGTAAAAACTTAATTAACTTTGGAGGCTTTCCAGGTGCATCCACTTAATTTTAATAAGCTTGAGTCTGATATGCAATCTCACTCTATTAGAGAATATCCTAAAGAAGCTTGCGGTATTATAACTAAAGGTTTTGAATATATACCTTGTAAGAATATAAGTAATAGACCTAAAACTAGTTTTGTTATAGATCCACTAGCAATACTACAACATGAAGATGATATATGGGGATTCTACCACTCCCATCCAGGAAGTACAGATCCAATACCTAGTAAAAGAGATGTTAGTAGTACTGTGTTTTCAGAATATAAATTCTTAGTTGGGTTTGCTAATAACACATACATATACTGGTTAAATGATAGTTCTGAACTATCCTTTGAGAGATTTAATGAAAGTCACTGTAAAATTTAGTAAAACACTACAAAGCTATACTAACTGCAATGAAATAACTATAGATGTTTTTTCTTATAGAGATGTGCTATCTGCTTGTATAAATTTACTTCCTCTATTTAAACAACATATATTCTCAGCTAATTTATACTCTCAGCTAACTTTAGTTGACGGGGATAAGTATATTAGAAACTTTGAACTAGACTTCAAGCCTAGAACAGACAGCATATATTTAATACCTACTATTTCTGGCGGTGTATCTACTGGTTTTGATAGTTTAGGTAATCTAAATGTGTTTTACGGGTCTTCTAGCCCAGTTAGTAATCAAGTTATTGCGTTACGTGGTATTGATAAGCGTATTAGAGATTCTGTACTATTTGGTAAATCTTCTACTGCTTTTGACATATCTCAACGAAAAGTTAATAGAGAAAATGGTGTGTTAGAAAACTCAGAAGATCCTTCGAAAGGTTTTGGTTCTTTAGCTACTATGGATGCAGCTGGAAAAGCTATACCGTTACACTTTGGAATGGTTAGAACTTCAGGAGTGCTAATAAATCAGTATATTAAGCACATACAAAGAGGTGGAGTAGATACTGTTAGAGTGGCTGATTATATATGAATAAAAAGTATTTTTACTTAAATAACAAACTAGTTCCTTTTATCGCTGGAGGAGTAGAATCAGTAGGTTCCACTCTTACAGTAGATTTTGATGGTAGTTTTAGCTATAACCCTAATACCTCTAAAAGTACAGATATACTTTATATGCAATTAGCTCTGGGTGAAGGTCCTATTTACAGAATTAATCCTAACGGCCCGCAAGATATAGAAATTGACGGTAAGTATATAGATGATCTAGTAGACTTTGCTACCAACAACACCAGACCAGAAATATTTGCAGCAAGATACGCTACTGGTACAGCTACACAAACAGCTATGCCTTCTTTTTCAGAAGATATTGTAACTCCTGTTAGATTTGTAAGTCCAGTAATATTAAAAAGCGGTATATCAACCTTTGCTGGTACTTCAGCACCGCCTTCTACCAATATACTATTTTATCCTTCTAATTCATCTGAAGGACTAACCCCAATAGACTCTATTAAGGTAAAATTTAATGTACTAGGTCTAAGAACTGAATTCAATGGTGGTAATGAGCCAGCTCAACTATCAGTCGTAGGGTTAATTCATGATTTTGCAGAAACCTCAAACTTAAATAATTATATAGTCGGCAGTGGTTTGTTAATAAATAGTATTGTTAATGATAGTATGGCTGCTGAGTTAGAACTTAAAATACCAGAAAATAAACGTTCTAACGATGGTTACAATATATCTATTCTTAAGCTATCAGAAGATATAGCAGAAACAGGGTATGTATCTGAAGTTGAAGTTATAGGTTTTGACGAGATAAGAAAGCAAATTCACTCATACCCAAAAACTGCTATAGCAGGATACGCAGTTAAATCTTCAGACTTTAGAACAGAATCTCTTCCTATTTATACTAGCTTAGTTAAAGGTATGATTGTAGATGTACCCTCTAATTATAATCAACCTATTTTAGCTAGTGGAGAAGTAGACTGGAGACAAATTGAAGTTCCTAGCACAGGGGCATTTAGTGCTGCAGTGTCAGGAT